AGTAGGAAGAACACTGCCGTCAGTACCAACAACAAGCAAAGGTGAGTTAACACCATCGACAACTTCGAGAGTTTCTCCTTGGCGGAATGTTTCTTCATCTCCACTGTCACCTGCCGTCAAATATTTTACATATAATGTATCAGAATTGTTCTCTGTTGCTTTTACAACAGTTTGAACAATAGCAATAACACCAGAAGATAGTCCGTTGATCTTCTGACCAACCAGACCATCGATGTCATACTTTTGATATATTAATTCACCATCAACATTAACAGCAACTTCAGAAACAGACGATAGTTTTACAAAGTCCAGTTTTTTGTTAAGACCTACCTCTCCAGGGACAACTAGGTCGCCCTGTTTGAAAGCATATTTGCCATAGCTTTCGATCTGATTCTGTAGAATAGATTGTGTAGTATTAAGTTCCCTACCCTGTACAGGGTAACCAGGTCTGTATAATACTTTGTAGAAATCTTTCCTTGAATCGTAGTCGTCAAAATATGGGGCGGCTTTAAGATTAGTCTTCTGTGGCATTGTATTAAACTACCGTCTTGTTTTTGTTTATAATCAGAATTCGATGACTAACTTGATGTCCTCAATCTGGTCGGCTGCTCTGGTGATTAGTCTTCTGTTCTCTATGTATATGAGATCTCCCGTGTTCGCTTCGATCTCGGGATCTGCCAGACCATCGGTGAATATGGAACCAATTAGTTCTGTACCATCTGCCAATGCAACGTCTACAGTACCTTGAGAAGCAGAATCTGCACCTACAATTGCGTTAGAAGCGTCAGATGCAAATGCTCTCACAATGTAGTTAGCATCCATATGATACTCGGAACTTTGCATGTACTTCAGAACGCCGCTACCAGGGGTAGAAGGTGTTGGAGTAGGAGATCCAGCATCTAGAGTCCAAGAGACTACAGTGCCCTTTGCGGTGCCACCAGCAACGGTCTGGGAGATCATCTCGTCGGGAATGAAGTCTCCAGTTGCTCCAGTGATCTTAACTGCCTTCAATCCAGAAAGGGTATCAGCAGTAGCGAAAGTAGTAGTACCGAAATCATAAGGATCTTTGATAATACCAATACGACGGAAATCATTATCGACAGGGAAGTCGCCAGCACTTTCGACGAAAGTGAGACGAATATTTGCCATAACGCGCTTTGCATTAAATTCGGTCTCGAAGTCGGAACCGTGACCACCTTGTGGAGGAATGATCACTTCTAGTGATGGTGCAGACGTTGCTGCAACTGCTTGAGATACTGTAAGAGAAGCATCAGTAAATAAACCGATCGCTTCAGTGCTACCAGCAGTTCCAGAAGGAACACCAGTCACGACAGGAATAGATGCATAGGTATAACCAGAACCTACGTTCTCCATCTCAACAGCAGTGATAACACCAGCAGCAACAGTTAGTTTAGCAATAGCACCACTACCATCTCCTAGTAGAGGAGCATAGTAGGTTCCGTTGGTAAGACCAGTGCCACCATCCCTGATAAGAGTAACGTCAATAGAACCTGCTACTGCTGCAGTTTCGGTTGCAACTCTACTCGTCTCTCCTGCTGCCGCAATAGGCATGAAGTCAGAAGAGAGGAATGCTAGTACATCATCAGTAGGCATGGTGTACATATACTTCCAGATGTAAGATCCATCAGGAGCAGTAAAGATACCATTAGCATATGTGCCGAGACCAGCGGAAGGATTGGTCTTGGGTTCGTGAACTACGTTAACACCAGATGGATTAGCAACAGACTCCCCGTTATAGAGGCATTTGAATACCTCGTAACCCTGGTTCATTACATAGAACTTTGCTCCAGAGATAGAAGATCCGCCAAGAGCGGTTCCAACACCGACCTGACCACCACCAGCAGGGGTAGCAGAATAGTTGGGTTTCCACATATCGAACTTTGGATTGTTCGCTGTGTCCCAGTTGTATCTTCTTACAACAGATCTTGCATAGGAAGAAGTGATTCTCTTCGCTGCAATGATGTCACTGTAAACGCTGAATTTCTCGGTTAGGTTATCAAGAGGTACAGGAGGTACGTTCTCTGTAGAATATCTGTAAACACCCGTGGTTGCTTGGACACCCGTATCCGCCGCACCATCGTATTCTTTCAACAGAGATCCCAGAGCAGGAGCACTAGTTGGAAGTGGTCCTACCAAGTTAAGTAGAAGACTTTCAGGAAGAATTTTTGCGATTGTTGCCTTGAATGTAGCGCCAGCATAGTTGGCACCAACATATACTTCGTTGCCTACGGTGAACGAACCACCGTCTGTCGAATATACTTCTAAAAACGAATCCCATGCTTGGGGTCTGCCGACAAAGAAGTACATACGACTTCTGTCAGCACCAGTATCGCTAGCGCCTTCAGTAAGAGACTCTAGGAACTGCTTCGCATTAAAAATTCTAAACTTTTCCGAGATAATAGCAGCCATTGAAATAAGAGATACGGGTTGGATTTCTGTGTTATTTATATTTATACGGTGTTTTTAGAGAGTTGTCTCTAGACCGATAGTCCTGATAAATGTACCTGCAGCATGTGCTTCTGCAGTGGTGCCATCGACACCCCTTGTGACACCAGCAAAACGATCAGCTGACTTGCTAGTATATGTTACAAGTTCTTTACCCAACAAGAGTTTTCCAGAGTCAGGGAACCTGGAAGTGTCTGGAACATAGAGTACAATTGACACATCAGTTGCAGGGGCATCCAAGAAACTGACATGCTCTTGTAGTGATGGAACACCTGGGTTGAATAGTGATCCATCGGTAGTCAATGAAGAAGCATTGATTGCCATGTTGTCCATCCAGGTATCAACTCCTTCGCTAATACCTTGGAATTGTGTATAAGTCAATTCAAGTTGCTCCAGAGTAATACCAGACACATTTGCATATCCAACATCTAGGAACAGATAATCAATGAAGGAGGATACTGTAGTTCCTAACTTACCTTGAGAATAGAGATCAGGATTATTAACTGGTTGCTCATCTATTGCGACAACACCAGAACTATATTGTCTGGTCTTGACTGCTCTGAATGACTCAAAACCAAGATCCATATTGTCAGGGAAGATTCTCGTAAATGCAGGTTGTGATACTGCAGCAGGAGATTCTGTAGCAGCAACATACTGAATTTGAGAGAGGATCTTCTGTTCAGATACTTCACCCATTCCAATTGCAGGAGACGCTGGTTGAATAACTCTGACGTATTCGTTATTAAATTGGAGAGGATTTGGTTGCTGTATAATAGCAATGCTTTCAATGAGGTTCCTATCATACAGAGGAACAACAGATGATATTACTTGGATAGTATTAACTAGATTCTGACCTCCACCACCAGTGGTGTATCTGGTCATGAAGAACTCTGGATGGTTATTCTCACGAAGGATTGAATAACCTCTAGAAACTACGACTCTAGGTGCTTTGGTGTAACCAGATCCAGGATCTACGATCTCAATATCAATGATTTGACCACCGTATACAATCACTCTTGCTTTGGCACCACCACCTTCGCCATTGACAGGAATGAAGTTTAGAATTGGTGCGCTATTATAGTTGTATGCAGTAGGATTGATCAGGATACCATGGTTGAAATAGTATGAGAGATCTCTACGATTCCAGTCGAGGGAAGTTACTTTACCAGCATCAATGTTTGCAACTACAGATAGACCTTCACCAAACTTCTCGCCGTCATAGTTGCCAGCAGCAATCTTTGTAAAGAAGTTATTGGATACTTGTTCGTCGTCACGATATTCAGTTGGTCTTGCAAATAGCGGCGAACTGATAATTCTTCTGAAATCTGTTTCGCCATCAATTTTGATCTTATCACCAACACGAAGGTTTGGATGTTGCTTCAGAATCTCACCTCTGTAGTCAAAACTATCAAAGGCATCACCTGTAGGTAAGTAAGGAATATAATTTGCCTCTACTCTATTGAGGATCCTCTCACCATCTTCATTAGTTACATATGCAACAGTAAAACTATCTGGATTCAGTGTAAGTGGAGATCCGTCATTTCTATCAAAGGTGATAGGTAGAGATTCATCAGAGAGAATGTTCTGTGAACGCAGTTCAATTTTGAATGTATTACCAGCACCAGAAGAAACAGAGATGAGATCTCCCCATACTTTATCTCCTTGCTTTACAATCGTAGTATCAGTAGTATTTTGTGTGCGCCAAGTTGTGAGGGAATTATAACCACCAACAAGATCTAATTCAACCGTTGCTCTGTTGTAGTAAACATCGGGTTCGTGATTAAACAGTGTGACTGTCTGTTGAGCATCTTTACCATATAGACGGATAATGTCAACTCTAGCAGTGGTGTATCCACCATCTGCTTGTTCTGCATAAGTGAGTGGTTGATTGAATATAATAGAAGATCCAGCAATCTTGTAAGAGAATTCTCTATTCTGCAACACACCATCAACATAAACATAGAGATTCTTATCATCATCTACATTAATTACGTCACCTTTTGAATCATAGATGGAGTAACTATTATATGTGTTGAAAGGAACTATTCTTTCGTCGATTCCAAGTCTTTCATATAGACCCACACCAAATCCATAGAAATATGTCTCATTCTGTAGTTCTTGTGGAAAAGCATCAGCATCGTATAAGTCTTTGTAGTTTTTGGGTGCTTTATCAAAAGCGATACGATCTGTTTTGTTTGGGCTTGAAAATCTTCTGATTTCATATGAACCTTGCTGCAATACTCCGTCGAGATATACAAACAGATCTTCGTTGACTTGTGTCTTTACGACACTACCATCTTCCCAGTTGAGGTCAAAGATTCTAGTTCTACCATCGAACGAATCTGCAATATTCTTCAGACGCTTAAGATAGCGTGCATTGTCTGCATCTTCTCTAAACTTAAATGCTCTAATATATTCTTGCTGTGCTGGAACTTCCTGATCTTCTACAATTCTGATACCAAGAGGTGGTTCGTAGAAATTGAGTTGATTGCCAGTTACTTTGAAAGAATACCCAGGTCTCTGTGCTACACCATCAATAGTCATGAGCAGTTCTTGCTCGTTGTATGGGGTGTATGCAGTGCCTGTTGCCTTATCAATAATAGTAAACTGGGTATTACCAATCTTTAAACCTGTTTGGGGGTCATATCCACCATCAAAGGCAGGAGTGAGTTCTAATTCTCTAGTCTTGAAGAGGGTTTCGTCAAAATCATCGACAGATACAGAACCAGCACCTCTAGATACTCTAGAGTCTTCTACCTTGAATACACTAGTAGTAATACTTCTCCTAGTCGAAACTGTAGAAAGATTTACGGGTGGACCTGTGATGATCACCGTAGTCTTTTTAGCAGGTTGACTGGTGGGCATGATTGCAGGTGCCTGTGTCTCCAGGTATACCTCACCAAATGCCTTAAATCCTGCAGGGTGTGTAGTATCTTTAATGATATTGCGCCACTGCTTGATTGGAGTTCTAGATCTAATTACATAAGAGTAATCTTGGTAGAAATCAGAGTCATGAATCTTTTGGTTACCAGAACTAATCTTTCCTCTATCAGAAGTAAATACTCCCAAAGTCTTGTCCCTAGTTACAATAACTGGCGCAAATGTAGTCTTCTTGATACTATCAATAACAGCAGTATTTTTTCCACTCTTTCCAATAATCTGCTCATTCTCTTTGAATACACCAGTAATTTTTTCAAGACGCAGTACGTTAGAACCCTTTGACCATCCATTAGGTGAAACTCTACCTTGAGCGGTAACAAGTTGACCAGAACGCTGTTCAATTAGTTCTCCAGGTTTGAATGCATCTAGATCAAACGATCTTAAGACAAATACAGCAGGTGTGGTGTATTCAGAAATAATAGTATCGTCAGTATGGAATCCAGATCCATACTTGACAAAATTAACATTTTGTGGTATGCCAATATTTTCTGACTCAAAGAATAATTTGTTGTCAGTTTCGATAATATCAACTAATGGAGTCTCTGTAAATGTTCCTCCATTGATAATTCTTACTTGAGTAACCTTACCATTTTCGGTGTCTACTACAGTACGAAGACCAGTGCCTTCCCCACTAGCAACTACCAATTCTGGTTTAGAATATCCTTGTCCAGGATCAGAAATAGTGATTGCCTCAATCTGATTGGTTGTAGCATTTCTAACTGCACTGACTTCTGCTCTATACCCTTCAGCAGGAACAACACCTCTGATAATAGGTAGTTTCTTATAGTTAGAACCTAGATTATCTAATGTAATAGATGCAATTTTACCAACAGAGCGTCCTGTGTAATTGATATCTCCAGAACCATCATATTGAGGAACTTCATCTAGACCATAGACAACTTTAGTGTCGGTTGTATACTTAACAGATTTTCTGCCAGAAAGAGGATCATCAATGACTCTCAAGAAAGATCCTTCAGTGTCTGTAGAAGAGTTAGTGAGGAAATAATAGTAACTAGTAAAGTTTACATCTTTACGTGTCTTCTCACCGATGTTTGCGCCATAACCGAGTCTAATTCTCACATACGCACCAGGATTACCTGGTTCGGTCAATCCAACTTCTTTCTCTTCCGTAAATACGTTAAAGTTTGGACTTGTAGAAATATCCAAGTAAGAATTTAGCATCGAAGGATGACTGACATCAAACTTGTAGAAATAATACTTTTGAATATCGACAACAGGATTGGTGACAAAATTATTGTTGTCTAGAGAGAATAGAAGCTTCTCTTTAATTGGTTCTGTGGTAGAAATAGATACCACTTTAGGTGGCGAACTTTGGTCTTCAATAGAAGATACAGTTGTCAATGGAACTGTGGATGTTGCGTCGTAATCCCAGTTGACGACTAAAGTCTTGGCAGTCTTATCATAAGACACAACAACGGGATCATTGGCAGTGTTGCCGCCAAGTTTAGATCCAGGAGTAAAATTATACGTTGGGTTGAAAGAAGTTATATCTTTACCATCACCATGATCTGACTTACTAGTGCCTTCTTGTGCTCTCAAGACAGTCATTTTCTTGTTGGTATTATCAACTGAAACAACCTTGATAACTTCGGATCCAATAGACAGCAAATCGTTTACAGCAACACCAAAAGTGTTGGTTACATTGAGATCAGTTCTATCAACACCAAATCCAGCAGAATCTACATTAATTAGAGGAGTAGATGATCCTGGAGCAGGATACACAGTAATTGTTCCAACCATCTCTGGGTGGGCAATACAGATATAGTAGTATGTACCTGCAAACTGTGGCGTAAATGTAATTGGGACTGATTGATCCGTGGAAGAACCAGTAGCAATGTCATATTCACCAATTTGCAATGCATATCCATCTGATGCCAATGTTGTACTATAATCAGACACCACATAAATGGTGTGTCCTGCCATATTAGGAATAGTGAGTGTGCTACCGACACGAAGATTATAATCGGGATTTGTTTCGTTGGTATCTAGATCTTTAAATATGTACTGTGGTAGTAACGAACCAGGAGGATAATAAGTATCTGTAGCAGTAATTGCATATCCACCAATTGTATCGGAAGTTGTGAGATCATCTGCTTCCTCATCAACAATAAAATACTGAACGCTGAAATTATCTGGATCTGTGTTTTGGAAAATGAAATTTACGTCGCCAGCATCGTTCTGCCCAAAACCAGCTGCTATGTATACGTTAGCAATAAAATCATCATAGTCAGCTTCGGCAACAAAGAATCTCTTCGATAAATTTGCTTCTACTTGTGCTTGGTTGGTATACTCCATACCAAGATTGGGACTTTGATCCAAATCGGCAGGATCTACTCTAGGAACAGCATTTGGTGCTAGAGTTAAGATATCATCTCTACGATAGTTAGAACCTGGATCAGTGATAGTGATACTTGCAATATTACCACTGCCGTCAAAGTTATTGCCAGCAACAACTACAGTTGCTTTTGCCTGAACAATATCATCTCTGTTCTTTGCAGAATTTGCAAATACCAAAGGAACATCATCATATGTGTCTGTATAGTAATCTTTGCCAAGTCCAATAACAGTAGATGCTCCAATGCCACTATCATTTACTTTGGCACTATATTGTAGATCTAGTAAAGAGATCTCTTGGAATTTCTTCTTGGTGACATAATAAGTAGTCTCGGTAGTTGCTTCATCGGGATCTACGATAATATCAATAATATCACCACTACCAAAATCATGTGCTTCGGTTGTCTCTAGGATAGCAATAGATTCATCAACACCAGTGACACCGACATTCTTACTCAACTCTTTAATAATTACAATTTCGGTTCCTGCAGTGTTGCCTAAATCACTACTCTTTAGAATAACTTCGCCTTCTGCATAATTTAGATAGTCATCGAAGTTACCAGACAATACTTTTAGTCTGACAGCATTCTGCTCAACTGTTCCTGCTAAAATCTCACCAGTAGCAATCTCTGTGGTGGGATCGTCAAATAATACAAGAGCAAGAGTCGCACCTTGAGTGTATGTACTATTCTGTGAGAGTAAGAGGTTAATTACTCTAGTAGAAGAGTTAATTTCTTTTCCTTGTTCAAATTCACCACTAACAGATCTCAAGACAATTTCATTCTCTTCACTGACATCTCTAATCAGTTCACCAACAGCACCTGTTACTTCTTGGGTAATTGTATCACCAAGGAAACCAAAGAATGAAGTTAGAGTTGTCAATTGAACTGCTTTGAGTTCTTTTGATTCGATACCAGCAACAGGTTTGCCGAAAGTAGACGATACAATACCAGATGCACCACTGCCACCAGTTCCTGCATCATCAACATAGATTCTAGAACCGACTTGGAAGTTGGGTTGTGAATCTTCAATTTTTACAGAAGATACAAAACCAGTAGTAACAGAATCTACAAACGCCAGTTCCCCAGAACCATTCTTCAGTGTGCCAGGAATAAACAGTCTTCTCGAATCAGAAGGAATAGACTTTTGAGTAATCTTGCTTTCGTAGTTTGATCTGACTGGAAGAGAATAGAAGTTCTCACCGAGGATGTATGGATATACAGGTTTGTTTGTAGCATCAATAGTAATAAAGTATGCATACGTTCCTTGTGGGAATTCTGGAGTTACGCAGAATCTACCATTGTTGATGTCAAGACGAGTCTTACCAGTATCAACTGTAGCAACCCACTCATAGTCGTCAATAAATGTCCCCATATCATATGGAGCATCGACAGGACCATCTGTTCTAGAACCCTTGAGTTGATATCCACTGTTCATTCTTGCAATGGAAGATGAACTGTCTAGAGGATCAGAGAATCCATATGGACCATAAATTGGATTTCCATCATAAGCATAACCAAGAATTGGGGAGTGATTGAGAGTTGCTGTTTCTTGGAATGTAATATTTTGAATATTGTCTTGCAGTCTCAAACGCAGTCTTTTTGGGTTTGCAGCAACACCATAATAATATTCATTTTCAATTGCATCTTTTACTGCTAGTCCGTTGTTATCATCTAAAATTAACTCATTTTCAAAGAATCTATTTCGGACCCAACGGTAGATTCTAGCAGTCGCAGATGCAGGATTATTTTGACCTTCAGAGACTAACTCAACCCTTACATTTTCTTGGGTATAAAACTTACCGCCAGAGATTTTTTCAAACTCTGTGATTTTTCCTAACGTATTTGTCTTGGCACGATATTCAGCAAACCTACCTTTCCCTGCTAGGTCACTAATAACGACAAGAGGTGGTGCAGAATAATATTCACCAGCATCAATAATTCTGATGCTAGTAATTTCTCCAGATGTGATAACTGCTTCTGCTTTACCATTTCTGCCAGCAGTAATCTCAATTAGAGGATCTGCTGTATAATTTTGGTTTTTAATAGTTGTGATTGCATTAACAGTATCACCCGCCAAAGAAGACAGAGCAATTGACGAATCGCCATTTACCAAGACATAAGGAGGTTTAGTATATCCAGAACCACGCTTCGTAAGTGTATAAGTCTGGATGTCGCCATATGCAATATCATTCTCGCTCTTAAAACTGAAAGCAATAGAACCATCAACGAAGATACCTATATCTCTAGTTGGGGTTTTATATACTTCAGGAGTTGTGCTAGTCGCTTTTGGAATGAGTTTAAGCAGTCGAGGGTCAACCATGGGAACTGGTTGAGTCTGACTTGTTAAAATAGGAGTAGATGGATATGAAGAAGTAGCAAAGTAGTAATACTGATTATCTTCATACACCGCACTAACATCAGCAAGGAATTTCTGTAGTCCTTGACCGACACCAGGATTGAATGGAACTGATGGGGTTAATCCAGAAGTGTTTACCTTCCACCGAACATTGTTTGCTCTTTGGTCATAGATAACTGGATTCTTGGTTTCAAATCCTGGTTTGGAGACCTGAATCTTATCACCTACTTGAGAATAAGGTTCTCCACTCTCAATATTGAGATTTGTTAGAGTTCCATAGACAAGCAACTTGACATTGCCATCAGCAGTAGATGCTGTTACATTAGAATAGTTTACTACTAGATCACCAACACTATGTGTTCTGGTGATATTGCCTCTTTCTCTAATAGTAAACTGTCTAGCACCTTTTCCCTCAAATCTAATGATCTCATTGTTAATTTGTAGGTATCCATTCTGTGCTGTCCACCCCAGAGTAGAGTCTACTGTAATTGTATCTCCAACACCTTGAGCAGGCGTGAGATCCCTGTCCAGGACTGTCTTTTGGGGAATCGCAAAATTGCCATTTACTGTAGTTGGGTTGATCAGTAGGTTGAACAAACCATAGTCACCAACCTTACCAATGCCAACTACATTCTCAACACTTACAGATGCATAGCTAGAATCGGGAGAATTCTTATCTGCTTGCTGAACAATGCTCTCGCCAATCAACCAGTCTGGATTGCCAGACAGAACAATGACTTGTAATGCAAATGCAGAATCCCAATTAGATTCAGATACTTTTACAGTAAAATCTTTGGGATAGTAAGTTGTGGGGATATCATCAGCACTCCTCGATACAATAGAGTTGAAGATGAATCTAATTGACTTATCAGTTCCCTTGACTTTATAGAAGTCAGAAATATTTTTGATTAACTGACGCTTATCAATATCTCCTTTGAGATATACTTCTGGAACGTCTACCAGATATTCTCTCTCGAATGCTTTTACAAATGCATATAAGAAGAGATGACTTAAATTATATACAGTGTCGTTTGTAAAATGAGAACTTGCATTAGAAGACTCAAATACAGAAGTCTCATGCAAATCTCCTAGTTGAGTTGTTCCATGAACACCTCTAGCAACACCTAGGAACTCTGTGTCAGTTCTTTCTGCATAAAAGCATATCTCATCACCAATTTTGATATAACCATCCTTCCTAGGGAAAGAAGTGGCATCAGCAACAGCAATAGTGGTAGCAGCAGCACTAACGTTACCAGTGAGTGTGGTGCTCTCTTTTAAAAGATTCTTCTCATAAAAGTCAATATCGCGATACTTTGCGATATTACTAATAATATCGAGAGGTTGACCAGTTGCCTCTAGCTGCTTGTAGTATGACTCCAATACTGCTGCGAGTTCGCCATAATCTGTAACGATAAACGCAGGAAGCTGATTTTCAATTAGCGATGAAATTTGATTACTCATCTACTTACTCTGGGTATACCGCGAACTTACTATTAGCAACATCTAAATCTAGATACATGTGTCTAGACGCATCGATATCATTATTACGAGGAACAACACGAACCGAAATTCGATTGTCAAAGAAAGTGCCTTGAATAATGGTTACATCATAGAGTTTGATTTCGCCTTCGTCGTAATCAACATCGCCAATATAGTCCTTCAATACTATCTTCTCACCAGTTCCAGGATCTAGTCTATATAGGACCATTTTACCCAGGCGATCTTCCATGTAGACCACATATGTGGGGTATTCTTGAACCTTAAATCCAGTGCTCTCAATCACAGGACCGTCTTCAGGACAACTGTTCTTGAATGGGTTCTGGAAGCAGAGTTCGTAGTATGAAGTGGAGTTGATGAGAGGATAGAAGTCCTTTCTCATCTTTACTGTTGTGGTATTAGATGTGATCGATCTGTCAGCACCATCAATAATACCAATGTACTTACTGTATCTAAACTTTCCGTTGAATTTCTCTGTACCAGATAGTTTAGTGTAATCTTCTACTCCATTACTAACCTTGATCTTGATATCTTCGGGGAACTGGTTAGTAATTCTAGTGTTATAGTTAATTCTGCTGTCTAACTCTAGATATAGGATAGATGGGTCCTTGATCTCTGGAGTTACAGAAGCAACAGCATAATCCTTTAATCCAGCAATGATTTCTTGCTTGGTTCTTGTTGATAGAGTAGATCCGCTGTTTGGTTTGATTACAATCTTGACCTTACCAAATTCAGGGTATCTCTCCTCTTCACCGCCGTATGTGATGATATCAGAGATCGCTGGGTAGATTTTTCTTACGATAGCAGCATAGTCATTTGATGTGACTGCTCTATTCTGTGTTGCATACAGTTTAGGAGCATTATTCTTAATGCTGTCAATGTTCTCAATATCCGCACCACCCTGTGCAGGGAACACTGTAGTGATGTTGGTTACGTTATTAGGGAATGCAATTCCGTTCTTATCTGTCAGAACACCAGAAAATGTGAATACAGAAGCATTATTCGCTGCGCTACCCGATGATACTAGGTAGGATACTTCAATAAAGTTGTTATTCTCTAGCGCCTTTCCGATAACACCGTCACCGAAGAAAAGTTCGTATTGCTCGTCTAGATTCTCGTCTACGTAGAAAATACCGTCAGATGCTCCAATGTCAATAATATTGTTGATCTGATTGTAGTAAGCAAACTCGGTTGCGGTCTCAATAGGGAAAACCTTGGTGCGAATAGTGCTAGTGTCCGCAGAACCGTTAGAAAGCAAGAACTGCTGTCCCGATCTTGTCGTATCTACAGTAAAGGTGTCGGTAACTAGTGAACCCTCGTACACCTCTACATTGTTGAAAAATGCTTGTCCATTGATGACTCCCGCTTTGTAATCCTCAATGGTTACAAACTTGTAGATCTTATCATCAAAAGATGTGACAAATCCCGTACCTTTCTTCAGTTCAATCGTAGCAGGATATGTCTGTGGGAAATTTACTTGAAAACTTACGGTTGCTTTAGGTGCAACCACGGACTTTGGTTTATATCCAAGTTGCTTTGCGATAGTTACTACATTATCACGGAGTGTGGCAGACTCCAAAAACATCTCGTTTACCACCATGTTCGTATTGAACGCGGTGTAGTAAGTGTTATATGCCAGAACGTCTAGGACATTACTCCATACAGAACCCTCAAAGTCATAGTCAGTAAAATCAGTCTGCGCTCGCAGATAATCTTTGAGAGCAGACTTGATGTTTGCAAAGTCTAAATTATTGACTTGAATATACTTCATTGTGTTCTCTGAAGGAGGAAGTTGAGATCGAATGTAGGATCATCCTGACGACCACGAATTCTAAACTCTAGATGGACATCAAAAGCATTATCAAGGAAGTTGGGTTCTACCTGCAAATCAGTAACAATGATTCTTGGTTCAAACTGCCGTAGAACTAATCTAATTTCGCCATCAATTTGAGATGCTACTGCAAAATCGAGTGGTTCAAATAATAACGTGTTCAGACTAGAACCCAACTTGTTATTGAATGGTCTTTCCCCAGGTGTAGTCATGATAAGATTGACAACTGCCTGCTTAATAGCAGCGTCGTCTTTAGCAACCATCAAATCTCCCGTTACAGGATGTGGTTTGAAGGACACCTTTAAATCTTTAAAAGACTGTTGACTAGGCACAATAAGACGATTTATTGTTTATTTATGGTCCTTTTTCTGATCTTCTTTCTTCATCTTTTTAAGGTACTTGTCGGAGTCAACCTGTGTAATCAGGGTCATTCCAGACTTGATAAAATCTTTGCTTTTGTCGGTAGGTGAATTACCCATTTTCTTTCTCCTTTGGTGTTTGCCAGAAGTAATCATCAGTGTCCCCAAGTCGCCCCCAGTCAATTCCTGCCTCTACTTGGTATTCTATAGTGGATACCTTAAAGTCAGGGAATTGAGGGTCCTGTGGGGTTATAGAGAGGTCATACAAGCGCATTCTGTTGTTAGGATATAGTGCATACTGACCGTTGTTTAAAGCGATGCAATTATGCGACTTGTGCTCTTGGGGCACCTCACTCACATTATTATCTATAACGTCTATGTTCGCATGGTAGTTATCTAGTGTAAACAGATACTGTCCTCGCATCAATCCATGGTCTCTAGTAAAGACTTCGCAGTCCATAGATGCCACAAATCCTTTGCTCATACATGCTACCCCATAATCCATACAATTCCAAAATTGTAGATTCTCCAAACTCATGTCTATGTCTGGAGTTTTGGGCGATCTTACAAAGGCACTGATGGGGAGTTTATCATACATTGCGCCGTAAGTAGGCAAATACGTCTCAAAGTAAAAAGCACGTCCAGGTATGCTTTTAGCACATACCCAGACGCCCTCTACAAACTCCCCATGACCATCTTGGTGGTCTCGTAAGTATTCTTTACGAACCCACACCTTTTCAGCAGGAAGATTGCAAATTAGATTCACTTACCCTGACCCCGATAACGCTTCTTTGCTTTGTTACGGGATGTTGCTGCATACTTGGTGTTCCTTCCGTTACCCTGACGAGTATTCTTCGGTTGAGACTCAATAAACTGTTGTCCAAGAAGAGACTTTTTAACCTTTGCCATTGATCAATAATGAACTGATAATATTATACCACAAATTTACCCACCTGCCAACACTGTATGCGATCCTTGTGTCATTACTGCTCCAAATGATAATACATCACCAATACGCATGATTGCTTTCTTATTGCAGAAGACCTTTGTCGATCCCTTCACACATTTATCAGTATGAGGTGGGTTATTGCCACATACATGCACTGATGTTACATCACCTACACGCAATGCTGCTTTCTTATTCACAAAGACGTTCAGAGACCCTGTAATTACAGGTACAGGTGGCCAACACTGATGACCACTCTCTAGATCTTTGATTCTGCTTATACCCGATCCTGCTGCCATTAGGGAGTACCTCCAGTTGTTCCTACATTACCTTCGGTGGCAGTGCGTTGCCTTCCTAGTCTATTTAACGTCCTTGTCTTATGATGACGCCAATTGTTGTCCACATCCACATATGCAGGGAAAGTCCAAGTATATGGTGGACATGTGCTCGTTACGGTGATTAGATAATGATAACGCAGAGTTTTTATAAGGGAGGGTCTATAACTCCACATATAGTTACTGCCATTCTGTGCAATATCATGTGCAATTGGTCCATAGAACTCTCTACCCAATGAGCTCTGTCTTGCAATACTACTTCGACCACCTCCGAAGATCTTTGATGCAACCAGAGGCTCGGTCCTATTTTTTGGCGATAAAGGCTGCAATCTACCATTCCCTTGAGCAAATGTTGATGAACGTACATTATCATTTATTAATGGCACCTCTAATCCCTTATAACTCTCAATGAAGCCTGCCTCACCATCATATAACCACTTCTCCGTGTAATTGCCAATGATAGGGATCGGCAGCACTAATGTGGTGACTCCAGGTGCTACACTGATACTCCCAAGACTCACAGCATCAGAACCATCTAACATCTCTGGAATGGTCGGCACACCTCCTTTCAGGACTATTACGCCAGGTGGGTTGATACTGATACTGATACCTGTGATTAATTCGGGACTAGGCTGGGAGGGACCAGGTGTGCCTCCTGGACATATCAAGTTCGCTTGAGCAGTGACATTCACTACCCCAGCAGTCTCGTATATATTAATCTCCTGCCCCTCTCTCCTCATGTCAGGTAACACAAAGGGTCCAGGGGCGGGCAGCATCTTCCACATACCACCAACGTTAGTAAAGGATTGACCACTAGGTACGAGGATTGCCATTACTTATCAGAATATTCTAAAATTTTTAAGCGGGCATCTACATCATCCAAGTAATCTGTTACTTTCTCATGTGCGTCAGCACCTGGGCGTCTATACATGAGTTGTGGAGACTTTAGACGCTCGACTTCAGCTTTCAGTTCCCTGATCTCCTGGAATGCTATCTCCAGCACTTGCTCCAGGTTCATTTGCGATTTCTCGGAGGAGTTTGAATCTTTCATCGGATTTGTCTGCATTCTTAAATTGCTCGGCGGCGCGTTTCTCAAATTGTTCACAAAAGTCGTCAAATTCGTTGAGGACTTCTGCTTGCCTATTCAGGTATCCATCGTAGTCTTTCATGATTCAACTATACAGGTAAAAATTTTCTGGGCGATTTTTTTGTATATGGGGGACCCGTAATATTTATCTTGCTTGGGTAACACTTTGTAGGTTAGGAAGAAGGTACTTTTTTGGTACGGCGGGGCGGGGGCAACCCCTCACAGGGGGAAAAAAATTCCCCCCCCGGGGTTTTCAAAAAAACCCCCACCTGTTTGGGACCGGGGGAACCCCCCACGGGGAAACCGGCCG